AGAAAACAACACCTTTGAAAGGTACACCAAAGACTCTACTTTAGCAAAAGGCAATATAGAACTAACAGAAGAAGGTATGCGTATTATACGCAAAGACACCTTAGACAACTATCAGCTATGCTATTATGTAGGAAATGAAACTATGGTAGTATGTAAACCAAGAGATAAAAAGGCTTGGTTATTTTACAAAATAAGATAATGGAAGATTTGAAGATATTTGGATTATACTTTGGCAATTTAATGGCATTAGCATTTAGCGTTAGTGAAGTAAACGAGGTGCTAAAGATGCTTGTAATGTTTGCCACTTTAACCTTTACCGTAATACAAATTTATAGAGCAGTTAAGAAATGAAGATGCCGACTAATGGAGTAGCAAAAGACATCAGACACTATGTAGGTAGTCTGATTGTTTTCTTTTTGGTAGTGTTAATTCTATACTACCTCACTAAGTACAATATCCCTGAGCAAAATAGTCAAATAGTAAATACCTTAATTGGTATGATAGCAGCGAGTATTGCTATGGTTATTGCCTCTATTACAGGAAGAAATCCTGATGACTTAGAATCCGCTAAGAAGAAGATTAGTAACTTGGAGATGAAGATTGAGATGCTTGTACAGGCTAAGGATATGTTGGAGAATATGCTTATTAAGGTGCAAGACGATACTATCGATAGGTTGCTGATTAGCAAGTCTATTGACCATGATACTTGTAAAAAATGTAATTGTAAAAAATGAGTTTAAAATACTTCTTATATGAGGAATTTGCCTCGCCAGATGTCCCTCATTCTGGTAGCTATATGGATTCTGACTTCTTACAGATGCTCGACAAAGCTCGTGATTTGGCAGGGATTCCCTTTAAAATCAATTCAGGATATAGAACTATCGAACATAACCGAGCAGTTGGAGGAAAAACAAATTCATCGCACATTGTGGGAAAAGCAGTTGACATTGCAATACGCAATTCAAGAGAGAGATGGATTATACTTGACTCCCTTATGGAGGTTGGATTCAACAGATTCGGTTTGGCAAAAACCTTCATCCATGTCGATTCAGACGACTACAAAGACGAAAACGTTATCTGGACATACTAATACAGTTGGTAGTACGCTATGCCTAAAAAGAAATTTAAAGACACCGCAGTAGGTTCTTTCCTACTTCAAAAGATACCAAAGGTAGTTGGTGCGATTGCCGAAGATACACCTGTAGGAAACGTCATAGAAGCGATTATAGGCGGTTCTGATATGAGTAGTGAGGATAAAGACCTTGCACTTGAAAAACTACGCTTAGAACGTGCCGAAATGGATGGGGTAACTCGTAGATGGGTTGCCGATAGCAGAAGTGGATGGTTAGCTCAGAATGTAAGACCTTTGACATTGGCATTCTTTTCTATTAGCTATGTTGTTGGATGGTACATGGGTTATTCTTTAGATTCAATCACAGGGCTTTTAAGCGTGGTGATAGGTGGATATTTTGGTAGCAGAGGTGTAGAAAAAGTAATGGGTAATAAACTTCATCAATAATGGCAAAACAAATAATAGGCAACTACGAAAGAACACCTAAGAGGAAACGTAAAGGCATACACGCTAAATCTAAAAGTAGCGCATTAAAGTCCTCAAAGAATTACACAAAAAAATATAGAGGTCAAGGTAAAGTTTAAGGTTAATGTTATATATTTGCAATGAGTTTGTACCATATACTCGTATAGTTTTTTAATGGTTTTCCCTTCTGAAAGTGGTTTGGTTTATACTGAGCCACTTTTTTTTGGCAGTTAGAGATTTAATCGTTAGATTTGCGAATAACTTAAAATTATACGTTTATGAATAGAGATAAACTCGCAAAACTCTACAAAAAGTACGAACTTAGTACTGATGACATTTTTAAACATCAGCACTACATGATTATCACCAGAGCAGGTATTGATAAGATACAGGCTATTGAGGGTATCAACATCGATTATGATGTCATTAATTCTTTGCCTAACTTTGCAGTGGTGAAAGCCAATGCTAATAAGGGGGATAAGAATATTGAAACCTTTGGTTCTGCCTTAAAAGGAGAAACCCATCGAGATGGAAACTGTAATACTTGGTACGTCATGGAAATGGCTGAGAAAAGAGCTATGAGTAGAGCTGTACTAAAGATGACAGGATTCTATGAGTTGGGAGTCTTTGGAGAAGATGAATCTGAGGATTTCAAGAGAAAGAATATTTAACCTTTATTTTATAATTATGAATAACAATTCACCAAAAAAGTACGTTGGAAACGGAAAGAAAGTAGGTAACTACGATTTAGTTAACTTCTCTATCGACATGAGTAAAGCCCAAGAAAACATTTACGAGTACAAGGGTAAGAATTACCTGAGAATGACTATGGGTGCTAACAAGGATGGTGCTAATGAGTATGGTCAAACCCACAAGATTTGGATTGACGAATACAAACCAGATGCCAATGCTAACGCTCCGAAGAAGGAGACTGCTAATTCAGGGGATGGGCTACCATTCTAATTAACAACTAAGATGGGGGTAGGGCAATAGTTTTATCCCCATTTTTATTATACGGATATGAAGAAGAAAACTAAGTTTATAAATATCAACGTTGCGTTTATGAATAAATCATTAAGCGTTACCGAAAGTGCGTTACTTTCTCTAATCAAGGGACTGAGTAAGAAGAAAGGTTACTGTTTCGCTTCAAATAAGGCGATTTCCGACACTTTAAACATATCAGATAGGAACTTATATAGGTTGCTAAATAAACTCGAAGCACAGGGCTTTATAGAGCGTGATACTAAATCTACAGGACACTATGGAAAAGAACGTAAGATTAGGTTATCTCCAAGTGCCAATATGGCAGATTATAATATATAGTTATATATATAAATAAAAAAAATATATATACCATGTTATATTTATATAATACAATATAATGATTTTACAGGAAAGCTTTAGTAGTTTAGGCATAAGGGTAAAGAACAATGGTTCTCAACAAAAGGTACAGTGTCCTAATTGCATTAAACTCGGAAAAGAAAACTATAAAGATACTTGTCTAAGTATCAATTTAACAGAAGGATTATACAACTGCCATAAATGTGGATGGCATGGTGTAGTCAAAACCAATAATACACCAATGGTAGAAACAAAGAAAAGCTACAAGAAACCCCAAAAGAACAAACTAAAGAAACTTACAAAGCAAGGCAGACAATTTCTTAATGCCAGAGGAATAACAGACGAAGTTATAGATAATAACAAGATAGTATCATCTGTAGATAACAAGAGTATTGTTTTTCCTTATTTTGTAGATAACGATATAGTAAATTATAAAACACGAGGTATCGATGGCAAATTCTTTACTCAGTCTAAAGATGCCGAACCAGTAATCTACAATTACGATAATTGCAAGGAGCAAGATACAATCGTAATATGCGAAGGTGAAATGGATTCATTATCTTGGGAGGTGGCAGGAATACCTTTCCATACAAGTGTTAACATGGGAGCGCCTAATCCTAACGATAAAAACATCGATAAGAAGCTAGAGTGTATCACTACTTGCTACAACGTGTTTCAGAATGCCAAAATAATCTATATAGCAACCGACAATGATGATAATGGCAGAAACCTTGAAAAGGAACTTGTAAGAAGGTTTGGTGCTGATAAATGTAAATTAGTCGATTTAAGACCGTTTAAAGATGCGAATGAGGTATTACTCCAAGAAGGAGTAGAAAGTCTCAGAGAACGCCTTAAAACAGCTCACAGCCCTAAGTTAGAGGGTATCTTTTCTGTAGAGGATGTTGAATCAAGTATGTTGGATGGTTATCACAATGGCCAAGAGCGAGGAACTACAACTTACATTCCTGCTGTGGACAGTGCTTGGACTTGGAGAAATGGAGAGGTAAATATCTGGACAGGATATCAAAACGAAGGAAAGTCGATGTTCTTAAATCAACTGGCAACAATCAAAGCGTATTACGATGGTTGGAAGTTTGGAGTGTTCTCTCCTGAGAATATGCCTATGAATGATTTCTTCAATGATATTATAGAGATGTACATGGGCAAAAGTGCAGACCCATTCTACAAAAACCACCAGATGTCTCTAAGTGAATATAAGGATGCAATGCACTTTGTTAAGAAACATTTCTTCTTAATTTACCCTAAGAAAGATTTTACCCTTGATAACATTTTCCATCGAGCAAGTTATTTAGTTAAGACAAAAGGTATTAGAAGTCTTATCATAGACCCTTATAACACTATTCAACATAAGATGGGTAGGGGTGAAAGAGAGGATTTGTATATCTCTAGGTTTATGAGTGAGCTTAAAAGGTTTGCTTTAGACTATAACATTTCAGTACACTTGGTGGCTCACCAAGTAACACCAATGAAGGGAGACGATGGCAGGTATTATAAGCCAGATGTAAACCGTATAAAGGGTGGAGGTACATTTGCTGACAAGGCAGATAATGTAATGTTTATTTGGAGACCAGAGAGAGCTCTAGATTTCTCTAATACTGCTGTGATATTTGGCAGTCAAAAGATAAAGAAACAGAAGCTAGTAGGAGTACCACAAGAGATTCATGGTATTCACTTTGATGTAAAATCACAAAGATATATGTTTAACAATAGAACACCGTTTACAGATATAGATGCCAAAAGAGGTTAATATTACTTTACCCACCTATTCATTTAGTGGCAAGAAGAAAATGCATTTGAACTTGAACCAATATAGAAATTGGCATTATAGAGTTAGTAGTAACGTTAAACGTAACTATTATTATTCTATACAAGAACATTTGGATTTTCAGTTCACTGGTGAGGTTTCAATTCATTATGAATACTATGCTCCTGATAAGAGGGTTAGGGATTTAATGAATGTGGTGAGTGTAGTAGATAAGTTCTTTCAGGATTCTATGGTGATGTGTGGTTGCATCTTAGCTGATGACACCAGTATTGTTAAGAATATAACGGTTCAGTATATGGGTATAGACAGAGGTAATTCAAGGATAGAAGCAACGATAAAATCAGTTTAATATGTATGTACAATTATTCCCTATATATGGGGTGATGTTAGGAATCAACTACTGGAATACAGAGTTTGACACCGATGAAGATGTAGAGGAAATAGAACACCTCGTACAGATAATGTTTTTTATAATAGGTATATCATTTCACTTTTGGAAGCCAAGAGCCTTATAGACGTATTGTCCACTCGCCATAAGGAGTGGTTCTACATGGCTAAGTCATTTGGTTGTGATGATGAATCTGCCAATGAGCTTGTACAAGAAATGTACATTAAAATAGTCCATAGGCATTCTGATTCATTGTACAAGATTATGTACAACGAAACAGAAATAAATACTTACTATGTTTATATTGCTCTAAGGAATCTGTATCTCGATGGATTCCACAAGTATTCTAAGGATAATCATGTTCCTGTAGGAGAAAACATAATAGACGATGTAGATGAAGATAAGATGGAGGTAGAGAATCTATTTGACAATTTAGTGAGTAAGATAGACGATATAGTTTCAGATTGGTATTGGTACGATAAGAAAATGTGGAATGTGCATTTCTACGATAAGAAAAGCATGAGGAAGATAGCGAAGGAAACCAAAATTAGTTTAAGTTCAATTTTTAACACACTAAGTAATGGTAAAGAAAAAATCAGAGAAAGTGTCTTTGAAGAATACCAAACCTACAAAAGAAATCAGTAGAGGTTTAGGAGACACTGTAGAAAAGTTCACTAAAGCGACTGGCATCAAAAAGGTAGTCGAATGGCTATCAGATGGAAAAGACTGCGGATGCGATAGTCGTAGAGAATATCTAAATAAGATGTTCCCCTACAAGAAAACAGAGTGCCTATTGGAATCAGAATATTATTTCTTGGACAGTTACTATTCTGTAACCAGAAATGAAGTTACTCCTGAGAACCAAAATAAAATGATAGAGATATACAACAGGGTGTTCAATGAAGGAGCAGTCCCTACAAGTTGTAGTCCTTGTTTCAAAAATAATATACATAACCAATTAAAAAAAGTCTATGACCAGTACAAGTCTGATAAAGAACAGGAATAAGGTGAAGCAAGTCATTGACTTCACAGGAGTGCAAAATGGCAAACTCCACCCATCGGATATAGATGGTGTCCTTGAATTTGACAACAAGGTTTTGATTCTGATAGAGGTCAAGCGCAAGTTTAAACCTATCCCTACTGGTCAAAGGTTATTACTGGAAAGGATTAGTGATAGTTGGCACACTAATGAGAAGTCCATTGTTCTAAAGGTAGAGCATGAATGTGATGATGAAAATGTAGATATACCACTTGGCCAATGTAAGGTTACAAGGGTATATTATAAAAAGCATTGGGTTACACTTCCAGAACCACAAGGATTTGTAAACTACGTTAATAATTTAGGTAGAGAGTGGGATTGTAAAAAATGTAAATTTTAGATTTATGGGAGATAGTATTTCTAGTTATTGGAATAGAGATGACACAAATGGTAAACCAAGAAATACAAGGAGGCTGAAAGATATTAGCGACCCTATAGTGGAAAGCGTAAAGAGTATGCTTACCCTTAGAAGTAAGGTTGGTATTGCAAAGTATGATACCACCTTGTACGATAGTAAACTTACTACACTTCAATGGCTACAGCATCTGCAAGAAGAATTGTTAGATGGAGCTTGTTATATAGAACGATTAAAAAAAGACTTAGAACAATGAAAGAGGTTACTATTATAAACATGAAAAGAGAGATAAAAGAACTGCAAATATTCTGCGTAGCCTTATCTAGAAGATTAGAGAAATTAGAACCAAGTAATAACGATAAAAAAGAATAATTATGCCTTTAAAAATGAAACCCAAGAAGTACGAAGAAAAAGTAGATTTCAACAGAAGATGCATGAACAATGCTAAGATGATTCAAGAATTCCCAGATAGAGAGCAACGCTTTGCAGTGTGCCAGACTCAATGGAAGGGAAACTTTGACCCCAAGCAATAAAATGTTAAAGTTTTTGTGATTGTTTAAATTTTTGTATAGATTTGCTTAAAACTATACGATATGAAAGTAATACTGAACTTACCCAAGTTATTTATCATATTCCTACTTCTGGCATTTTTCTATATACTTGAAACCATTGTGTATATAGTTTACTATCTTATAGAATCCCCACTTAATTTTATAGGGAGTCAGATAGAAAAGGTAATAAGGAAACTATTAAGCTACGTTAGATAATGGGAAAGACAAAAGAACTTTTAGAATATGAGTGGTTCTTAGAATCACAAAGAGCAGAGCTTCATTGGATGGAGCAAGAATATGAACAATCAAAAAAAGATTATGCAAGAAAGTATAACTACCTTAGACAACAAGGTCTGGTCTAAGTCAGAATTATTAGAGAGGATGATGGATGATGAATTCTACTATCACTATCTCGGAAGAAATGCTTTGTCGAGTAGTTCGGTAAAGAAACTATTGGACTCGCCCAGAGCCTATGAAGATTCATTACTCTCAGGGTCTAAAACTAATCCTGCTTTTGAATTTGGTTGGCTATTCCATACTGCTATACTTGAACCTCACGTTTATGAGAAGCAAGTGTTTGTAGATATAAAGGGTAGGAATACTAATGCATTTAGAGAGGCTCTAATCGAACATCCTAGGCCATTCACTTCGAAGGAGAAGTATGATGTAGAAAGACTGGCAGAGTCGTTCTATAGTAATTCAAGAGCTGTTGATATGTTGCAACACACCCAGAAAGAAGTACCTGCCATTGGTAATCTATTTGGGATGCCATTTAGAGCTAAGGCTGATATCTTAGGGGATGGTTATATAGTAGATTTAAAGACTACTGGAAACATCAATAAGTTCGAGTATTCTGCAAGGGAGTATCTCTATAGGTGTCAAGCTTACATCTACTGTAAATTATTCGATGTAGATTTTAGGGACTTCACCTTTATTGCTATTGATAAGACTACAGCTACCATTGGATTCTATGGGGTGAGTGAGAGGTCTTTCAATGCAGGTAGGTACGATGTCGAACAAGCTATAGAAATCTACAATGAATACTTTGTGGAAAAGAATAAGGAGGTTTACGATTACGAATTAGAAGGAGATATATAATGTATAGACCTTTGCCAGAAGAATTAACTATTAAGAATAGCAAGATACATGGGCAGGGTGTATTTACTAAAGAGAATATAATCGCAGGTTATTGCCTTGGGGTAACCCACCATTATTGTAGGGAAACGATTAGAACACCTTTAGGAGGTTTTCTAAACCATAGTGATAGTCCTAACTGTTTTGTACATGATAACGAATCAGAGAGCCTCCTATACACTGTGAGACCTATTATCAAGGGAGAAGAACTAACGGTATATTATAGAAAGTATGATGTTTGAAACAATAGCAATATTTTACTTAACAGCGGTTATGGTTTTATTAGTCGCTTTATTTTTAAACAAGTAGTATGTATTTAGATAAGCAAGAATGTTTTGACGATATCCTTCACTCTCTTAGATTGGGAGTGCTTCACGAAGCGGATATAAGATACCTCTTAGACTTCTATAAGGAGACTGAGAATTACGAATGTTGTCAGGGCGTTGTAGATGCTTACGTTGAATTTAAAAGAGAAATAAATGGAATTATCACTGATTAGAGAATTAGTAGAAAGTGAATTTAAATTGGATTTGTCTACAAAAGATAGAAAACGAGATTTTGTATACGCCAGAAATATGTATTTTAAATTATCAAGGGAATATACTTTTGAAAGTTATATCTCTATTGGAAGTGAAATAGGTAGAAATCATTGTACAGTGATGCATGGTGAGAAAACCTTTGATGATGTTATTATGCGGTTTGAACCTAAACTTAAATCCAAGTATTTGGAGTTTAGGAAAATATTAAGTAAGGTCAGTGTTTTAGAAGATGAATATTCGCTATCTAATAATTTTACTTATAAAGGAAAGCACAGGGAAAGCTTGTTAAAGGCAAGGGAGTCTGTAAATAAAGAAAAAGAGTTGCGTCATAAATATAGATTTCTTCTATCTCAAATGAAGATTCAAGGTTTAGGATGGGCTTATAAAGAAGAATTTCAGATATAAGATATGGAGGAAGGAAAGAGGCCAATGAAGAAAAAGGTTGATGGTAGACGCAACAACGGTGCTGTCAAGGGAGTTTATAGAGGTCAAGGTAGACCTAGAAAGACTGCCGATAAAGATATAGCAGGGATGACCCTCAATGCTATGAAGAAAGCTTTTGGTAGTGAGGAAAAGGCTTGGATAGAGGTTGCCAAATTAGCTAAGGAAGGTTCAGTTCAACACATGAAGTGGTTGCTTGAATATCGTTATGGTAGACCAAAAGAGCAACAGAACATAAACATAGACACCAAGGTAAATATACCAGTGATAGACTTCAGTAAACCAAAGACAATAGACATAACACCAGAAGAAGATGGACAAGAAACGTAGAATAACAAACCCTAATGAGTTCCCACAAGACTTTTGGAATTATTTAGTGAATCCAATATTAGGATATTACGTAAAACCTGCCCAAGACATTTACGGTAAACGTAACGAGAAGGATGAATAAAGTAAATCTAAATCCTAAATACCAATCGCTATTTGATTCAGATAGCAGATACAGTGTGATTACTGGAGGTAGGGGTTCAGGTAAATCCTTTGCAGTAACGGTATTTTTAGTGTTGCTCACTTACGAAAAGAACAACAAAGTCTTGTTCACTCGTTACACAATGAGTTCAGCGAGTATGAGTATCATCCCTGAATTTATTGAGAAGCTGGAACTGATGGGAGTGATGGAGCATTTTACTGTTACCAAGTATGAGATTATAAAC